TTCAACACTTATTACTTGACTTTTATTGTTCGTTGTTCTTCTCTTTACTTTTTTAAAGTATTTCAATTTTTTTTTATTCTCACCACATTTCTTTTTCACATCTTTTTTATAAATTTTATTTTTTATTTATTCATTTTTCTTATTCTTTTTATTTTTAACATTTTGATAAAAAAATAAAAATTAAAACTTAATCAATTACAACAAATATACTTTATTATAACAATTTTACTGTATACTACATAATTCAAATCAAATATTCAAATCAAAATGTTTTACAAAATGTGTTCCTAAAAGTTTTGTAATAATATTTTTAAATTCTTTCATTTCATGAAATAGCAATCTCACCAATCTCACATCCCCTAAATTATCCAATTTACCTTCTTCAAAAACTTGATGAAATTGAACCATTTTATTCATGGTTTTCTCAATAAAATTCATCATAACGTCTATGCCTTGTAAGCGAACCATTAACTCAATGCCTGCATTTACACATTTAAATACTTCAATTGCTATTTCCACGCGTTCCCTTTGAGTTTTGGATGTTACACTGTCAAGCAGTCTTTTAATATTGCTGCTAAACTCCTTTTCATAATCTTTTTTCTTTTCTTCCTTTTCAACTGATTCCTCTTCAACTTTCTTCATTTCTTTTTTTTCTTTTTTTTCATCACATTTCACTCTAATTGTGACATTTGAATATTTGGATTGACTTCTTGTTGTGACTGGCATTTTCGTAACTTTACTAGACTTTCAATATTTTATTCTTGGAGTTAGATATCCATCTCTATAATTGAAAAATGTATTTCAATTTTTTATATTGCCACTCTATTTCTTTTTCACATATTTTTTATAATTCAATATTTCCAATACATATTAAATAATTATCTTGTTTGATAACACTAAATTCTCTCAATATATAATGAATATCTCTTCGATTTTTCACAGTATCGAACCAATATTCAAACTGAATTTGTAAAATATATTGAATTTTTTATATTCTTTTTCTTGTTTTATTACAATTGACACAATCGTTAAATAATCCGGATATAAATTTGCCACCTTTTATCATGTGCATATGATCTATATGAATAGGTTTTTTAACACTGCTAAATTTTTTACCACGTCTATATTTTGTAATACTTTTATATCCTTTGCCTCTTTTTACAGAGACTTTTCTAACAACTTTAGTTCCACCCATTTGTTTTGTTTCAATATTTACATAATCAAACTCATTAAGATTATTCTCTCTTTCCATTATATATAACAAAGAAAATATCTGGTAAGAATATATGAATAGTCATACATTAGTTCATTTGTTTCATATTTTGATTGTCGGAAGTTTGTTTATTTATGTCGGCATTAATAGAGAGAAAATATATGGTGGATTGTTTTCGGTGTTATTCTATTTAGGCATAGTTATTATTGTATATCATTTATACAAAATATATGGATATCTAAATGCTGGTAAAAACACATGGGTAAATATTATCCATGTCTTTATTATTGGTCCATTATTAATATATATAGGATATCACGGAGAGAAAACATCCAGAAAATTTTTTGAAGTATTATTAATGTTTGGGTTTGCTTCTATTGGTTATCATTTATATTATTTGTTTAACTAATTATTTTAGATATTTGACATAATTTATCAAGTCTAGAAGATGATTTATATTGTTGAACTATTTTTTCTTGTTCTTTTTGTTTTATTATCCTATCTTCATTATATTGTTTCATTTTGATCTCTCTTTCATCTCTTTCCTGAATTTCTTCTGGAGTAGGAAAATCACGTTTTCTTATTTATTCTCCATAACAATGAAAATGATCATCCGACAATTGATTATCTATTAAACCTATTTATATTTGACGAAACGCAGTGTCTTTAGAATGCCGATTTTATTTATTATTCAAAATTATTTTATATAGTAACATATTATAATGGATATATATACTCAATTATTCTGGTTTTTTTCTTTACTTTTTATTGTTTTATCAGTATATTTATTATGTTGTACTAAAAAAACTAATATTTTTTATTTACAAATTGCTTCAGGTTGCGGTATCTTTTCTACAAGTAAGATTGGACGCAAATTTTTAGGTTTAATATAATGAGCATTTGAAATGTTAAAAGGTGTTAAACGATATCAATTAGATGGCAAAATTTATGAATTAAAAGGAAACTGTGTTGTAGTCGAAATTTGTTAGCATTCTTGTTTTACCCATTCTTTAGTGACCACAGTTTTTACGCTCTGTAAAGCGCCTTCGGTCCATCCTTGATATCTACTCACCACTTCACCTACAACAAGTATACCATGTTCAGGATGCTGTGCTTTATCAACAAAATCTTCTCTCGAATGGTAAGTTCTGTCGAGAGGCGCATAGAAATGTGTTCCTATCTGCCAATAAAAATCTTTTATCGCGATAATATGGAGTTTTCCGCTAGGTATTCCGAGTGATTTTTCAACCAATTCACAAAATAAGTTGCGGTTTTGAGGAGTATTCGCCAAGTTATTTTTTAACGCAATTGCGTTATTGTTGTCACTATAAGCAATCATATAGACACCTTTATCTGAGTCCATCGGTATAATTTTTTGAAGTGGTCCAGGAACAATAGTATAATCGGCAACATACTGTTTCATAATGTCAGAAGAATGACGGTCAAATTTAGCGTACAATCGCAAAAACGACTGTCCGTGTATTTGTTGATATGGACTATTTTTGTGGGAAGCGTTTGGGATAAGTTTTCTAATTCCAGATATAGTAGTTGCGAGAATCACTTTGTTTGAATAAAAGACGTTATTATTATGTGTTTTTATTTCGAACAAACAAGGATTCTTTTGGATTTTATGGATTTGAACTACATTACTAGAAAATTTGAAATGTTGTTTTCCGATTACACGATATAAGGTATCAACCATTTTTTTCCAAGGTATATGTAAACCTCTCCATCCGCCTTTATTATCATCCATACCATATTTATATAATGTTTCATAAATATCAGCGTCTTCATAGTCCGTATAACCAGCGCTTATTATAAATTGTTTATATAAATCAGGACCTAATAGTTTGATAAAAAATTCTTTAAATGTGTTATCATGTAATTCTGGATGTTTTTTGTAGGCAGTTTTTAATTGATTAATATATTTCATAATATCAATAGGATGAAATGTCTTGGCATAATTCATAATAGAATTGTATTCAGAATAGTGAATCTGTAATTCGTTCATTAATTTTATTAGGAGGGGATTTGTATCTTTCCTGCCAATTCCTGCCCCAGTGACGATTTCAGTTCCATAAAATTGTTCGTTGCTTGTTCTGCCTCCGATCCATTGTTTTTTATATTTTTCAAGTATTAAAAAAGAGGTAGATGGACTCCATTTTTTAATATGATAAGCACTATATAATCCACTCATACCACTTCCAATAATAATTATATCATAATATTGAGTTGTCATATTATAATATAATAATAATATATTTTCGAAATGTCTATTGCTATATTAGGAGATTTATAATTGAATATTTATTATTCTTTATTCCATGAAAAAAGTATTTCATTTTTTACATTTTTGACTTTATAACTGATAATTTATTTTGGTCCGGTTAACAGCATAGCACTAAAATGTTCATTTGTTAATTAACAAATAATGTCTTTAAGTTATTATAACATCAAAAAAAATATGCATTACATTAAATTGCCTCCACGAAGTCGCAAAACCAAATGCAAAGTTGACTGTTTTTGCACATTATAGTCTTCTAATGTTCTACCATCTTCTAATTGTTTACCTGCAAAAATCAGGCGTTGTTGATCAGGAGGAATTCCTTCCTTATCTTGAATTTTTGCCTTTACATTATCGATGGTATCACTTGGTTCAACTTCTAGTGTGATGGTTTTACCTGTAAGAGTTTTTACGAATATCTGCATAGTATGATATGTAATATCGTGTTATATTTAAATCGTTTTATAACAATATAATATAATGAAAAAAACAAATATTTATATGTCCAATTTATAATCTGTTATGTACATAATTATTGAGAATGGCATTACAAATACCTGCATCTAATTTATAATCATAGAATTCTATAGGTTCAGCATACACTTTTCTCCATTTTCTGGTTTTTTCGACAGAAACAATTTTGTTACGTTTTATATATATATATATATATATATATATATATATTTCATTCAATTTTTATAATAAAATAAAAAAATAATATAAAAAATAAATAAACTTGATTATCAGTTACAAATTACAAATAATTAACTACAACAATATACTTAACTACTACAAAATACTAAACAACTTAAAATCCTGCTAATTTTAAACCTAATTCAGTTAATACAGGAGTGTTCAATTTTCGCACAGGAAATATAGGTGCGCCATAAGTTCTGGTTTTTTCAGGGAATAATTTGACTTTACAAGGCCAGTTAGTGGTCATTATTGTAATTAGGCATTTTTGGAACTTCATTATTGTATAATCGATATATAGATTGACATATTCTTACCTGACGAGAGTACATTTTTTTTCTAATAGCACTATTTACCAACTCAACTTTAAACTCATCCATATCCATATTCATATTCATTAATATTTTTTTAGTTTTTGATTGCATTTTTAATCTCATTTGTTTTTTATATTTCTCTTCCAAATCACATTCATATTGATACTCTTCCATTATTTGTAACACATTTTCTTGAAGATATTTGATAGAATCAATTATGGGTTGGTCTTCATAAAGCATGGTCCATGTTGAACAACAATATAATAAGACATCTGTATATTGAATATTACGTTTTTTTAATTTTTCTTCAAGATATTTCATGGAAGGAAGATTGATTTGAATACTTTTTTGTCTAATATACATCATATCCTCTTCATATTCGTGTTCTTCCTCTTCATCGGTTTCATAATAGGTTTCGCCATGAACATTATTGAAGAATAATCTGAATCCACGCAATATGTCATCATTATGAGTTTCAATAAGTTCAGCATCTAATCTTTCGTCATTAAAAGTATCCGTTTCATAACTACCAGTATCGTCATCTTCATCACTATCATCATTATTGATTTCTTCTGCCATTTCTGAACGACAATAAGGGCAATCAAACCCATTATGGGCGACATTTTTCATTAAACAACTGGTATGGAAAGAATGTCCGCATTCAGTAGTGACGCAATTTTTGGTGAATGATTGAATATTTTCCATACAAATGCAGCACTCCATTTTCGTATTTTCGATTATTCGTTATTTTGCAATTTTGTAAATTTGATACAAGGGTTATATTTGCAATAAACTGATGTCGGAAAAGTATTTCAATTTTTTTTTCAAAATGTAATAACGAGCATATCAATTATAAATATAAAGATATAAAAAAGAAAGAATAAATTATAATGAACTATATAGAACCAGGAACAAGAGTAACAATTACAAGAAGTGGAGATATAATATCGAGATGTTATACGCAAGTAAGATTACCAAAAATGGATCATTTAATCTTTACCAGAAAATATCAACAATTTAATGTAAAAATGTATTATTCCGATTTTGAACCAGAATTTGAATATGATAAAATGTTTGTTCAACATATATTTGAAAACGATATTGAAATAAACGAATTTATGGATCAGATATTAAATTCAGGAATGCTATAATGATCATCGTGTTTTGCGTATTTGGCGATAATTTTTGGGTTGATTTGGTTTTTAATAATGTCAGCGGTATCATAGACATTGTTAAATCTGTCAATATAATAAACAATGCCGTGAATGTCTTGAGCCCATACTTCAACCTTTTGAGTAGTGGATTTAGATTCATCTGACGAATCAATAATGCCATGAGGCGTCCCTTTTTCATGAGTTCCACAATATTCACTTAACTCTTTTCTGCGTCTGGTACATTGTTCACCAGACGCTCTTCTAGCACAGCATCTATCATGAATGGGAACAAAGTTCTTGACACGTTTACGTTTTTGAAAATCTTCTTTGCCAAAGGAGAGACGGTCATAGTCATAAATATATTGTAATAATTGAGTGGTTTTAATATCATTGGTCAAACATAACTGGGTCGCCTTTTCTTTGATGCTATCTTTGAAGGAAAAGATATAATTTTCTACTTTTTTATTCAGGCGTTTTTCCATGTCTTTATGTGGTTATTATAATATATATTTTTATCTTTAATTCAATTTTTTATAATAATAACAAAAACAACTTAAAGAGACGGTTCAATGTCGTCCTTTTCTCTCTTAAGTGTTTCTCTCTGAATAAGAGGTTGATCATAATAATCGACTGGAATATCAATGTTGTTAATGATGAGGTCGCAAGATTGGTTTATACTTGTAAACAATTGATCAATATCATTCCCATAAGGCATCATATGGGTGAATAATCGATTATCGACTTGACATTCATGATTGTCATCTGAAATTCCTTCTGTTTGTTGCTGATAAGAAGAAAACGATTGTAAACTGTTAGTTGGAGAGAAAGAGTAAATCTGTTCTAATTCTAGGACGGTTTTGTTATTATCAGGTATAGATTCCGATTTATGAACACTGTCTTCGCTATTGGTTTCTGAACCGATGGATGTTTTCAACTCTTTCAATAATTCTTTATCGATCGGATTGCTGAGAAAATCGTCAATCAATTCCTTTTTTTTATGTCGACTGATTTCAATTGAGTCATCAAATTTAATATCGTTGTTAATATGAGTATACATAAGTTGAATTTTATTGCTAAATCGTTTTAAGTATTTGGAATGCATTTTATGGAAAAATTCAATGTAATTGATGAACATGATAATCTTTTCCCTCATGACGCTGATATTAAATGTGAAGGTAGATATAAAATTATCAATGTTGAGACCGATATTTTGTTTTGTTTTATGGATGGTCAATTCATTTTCCTTATTATTGAGCACTGAAATAGTGAGATTCAATAGATTTAAAATACTTTCGTGGATATCCAAGATGAGTTCGAACTTATATTCTTTGAACGGTTCTAAATCTTTATAGATGGGATAATTATTGATTTTCACCAAATCGATGCTTTTTTTATCGTTGATATTTTTGGAGATGTAATCGACGATGATTTTATGGAGTTTAAAGTATTCGCAATACATTCGATTATTGATTGCTAAAAAAAGTCGCTTCATGTCATCGTATTCAATATCAATGAGTTTACTCTGAAAATGGAAAGAGTCCAAACCGAATAAAAACATTTCGTTCTGATTGTTTTTCGTGAATTCGGAATAGATTTGACGCAGTTTATCGATTCTCACTTGCAATATGTCAAAGACGTTTTTCACACTGGTGCGTATAGTGATAATATTATTAAATTCGCCTTTCAATTTCACCATGACCGTTTCCATAATATAATAAAACGCAATATTATTTTATTATGCTAATATAAATGGATGATGCGTCAGAGCAGAGTAATGAGTTGATTCCACCATTGGAATGGACGCCAGAACATGAGTGTATATTAATCGAGTGGGCAGATAAAGCAATGTGTTATAGATGGTTACATTCAAAGGCAAAATGCGATGTATAGTACATTGAATGCATGGTATACTATTCCTGTGATCGTAATATCGACCCTAACTGGAACAGCGAATTTTGCACAAGAAAGAGTTCCGTTAGAATACCAAAATTATTTTGTTATGCTAGTGGGCGGATTCAATATTTTAGCAGGAATAATCACGACGATTCAGCAATTTCTAAAGATTACCCAATTGAACGAGGCGCATAGAGTGACAGGAATAGCATGGGATAAATTTTACAGAAATATCAAGATCGAGATTGCCAAGCATCCATCCGAGAGAATGGATCCGAAACATTTTTTGAAGATGTGTAAAGAGGAATTTGGTCGACTGATTGAAACGAGTCCCAATATTCCGGAAAGTATCATTCAAAATTTCAAGTCGCACTTTTTAGAACAAGAGTCGTTTGACAAAATTATCAAACCAGAGATATGCGATACATTAGTGCCAACATCTGAATATAGAAATCCATGGTACACAGACGAAAACAAGAATAAGGTATTGAATGAAAACATGAAACTTCAATTATCAAAGGCGAATAAAATCCGAAAACAAAATGAATCCAATAAGAAAATGGTGGTTGATTTTGTATATTCCTTCATCAACTTGAATAATCGAGAACCTACCGAGACGGAGATCATTGATAATTTAAAGGATAAAATCAATATTGAAACCATTCAGAAGATAATAGATGACAATAAATCAAGTATTATCAAAATCAATATGAACGACTCTAATATGGGATTTCAATTGGTTTAATCAATTAGAATATTTTTGCTTTATATTATCGAAATGTTGTTTTCCTTTGTTATACGTTTTAGAGTCAGTTGTCATATTGTATATTTTCGATTGGAAACCTGTTATTTTGCCGCGTTTAGCAGTTGGTTTTAATTGCCCTCTTCCATCATTTTCAGCAGTTCCAGGCGAATTGGTCATATCATAATCCCTCGCATTATAACCATTGGAAAATTCATAATTGATATTATTGCCAACCAACAATGCATTCAATTTGGTGTTGATAGCACCTAACATAGCAGGCATATTCCAAGATTTAGCACTTCGTTGTGCAGCGACTGAAGCAGCGTCAAATAAATTGCCATACTGTTTTTTTTCTTTTTCTTGTGTTGCGTCTGGAGTAGTTGGATTGACATTAGTATTTGCATTAGTTCCTTTATTGAAAAAGTTTAAAAAACCGCCTCTATGCAATTTTCTAGATTTATTATTTTTAGATTTAGTATTTCTGGTTTTGTTACGTCTGATATTCCTATATCGGTGTCTTGTTTTCATATATATATATTATAAATAAAAGAATTTGTTATTCGGTCTTTAAGTTGTTTTCATATATTAATTCGGTCTTTAAGTTGTTTTCATATATTAATTCGGTCTTTAAGTTGTTTTCATATATTAATTCGGTCTTTAAGTTGTTTTCATATATTAATTCGGTCTTTAAGTTGTTTTCATATATAATATTCGGTCTTTAAGTTGTTTTCATAAAGTATATTTAAGGACTACTTGGATATTGATTGGGAAGAATTAATATACACATTATCAAAAATATGTAAAACAAGAGATAGACTCCATATGTATCTTCGCTTATTCCATAGAACTGGAGGATTTGTATTAAACTATAAAAAAAGATAATCGATAAACCAATCAATGTTATCGGACTCATATATTATAGAAAAGAAATATCTTATATATATTTGTCTATATATAAGAATGTATGTTTAAAAAGGTATCTGCTGGTCATATTGTTTTACTACATAGAAGGGCGCATTGTCTAGATAACTTCCATCATCTAATTCTAATCTCCCTAAAGATACGCTGTCATACTCGGAGGACCACTTTCCGGCATGATCGGAGATACGCATAGTCAGTCTCTCTTTCTTAATGTCGAGAGAAGGATCATGTAATCGTTGATATTTGATATCTGAATCATCCATGGGATCATTCGGAAAATCTTCTATAAATTTGGTGCGACCCATAAAGAGTGCAAATCGCACTACATGACTTCCTTGCTGAATCGCATTTTCGTAATTCGTGAAATAATAAAACGGACCCAGGATGGCACTTTTGGTTTGGGCACTCTCTCTAAAGATGGAACTGAAATGTGCTTTTTGAAGGGTTGGTTTGGATACATAGGCAACGATAGGTTCTTCTATAGGATGATTAGATTCGTCGCGTAACAGAAACAAAAAGTGATTGTTGATGAAAAAGGTCGATATTTTGTCGTCAATAGGTATAGGACCGATATGTTTATGATTCACGATTTCGTCCATGATGGTAAAAGTCGCATTATGTAAAAATGCACTAGAATCCAATCTATTAGAACATGTATATTGATAAAACAAATATAAATCATGATTATATTCATAAAATCCGTTGAATATTATAGAATGTGTTTCTTTTATATTCAGTTGCAATATGGTAGATATATAGAGTAGTGCTTGCGAGAGAAGGGATTCTTTATTAAATAAAGTTTTCAAGGTTATTGTGGGAAGAGTAAATAGATTATATCCATGATCCACAAATAAGTATTTGATAAATGGATGTTTACCATCTTGTTGAATGGAATAAACGCATAAATGTATATTGGTAATAGAGTTTGAACTGATAGTTGGAGTTACATATTTACGTAATTCATCCATGATAAGAAATATATAATATAATCAATGAATGTTTATATTAGAATATTTATATAATAAAATATTGCATAACAAATACATATGTTTTACTTGATTTTGCGTTTAATCGTTTCTTTCACTTGTTCTTCTCTACTATCTAATACATATTGAGTAATATCTTCCGCCATCTTTGGATCTGATTTATAATAGTTTTGGAGAGAAAGCAATAAGGTTTTACTGTTAATGGGTTTCTTCACTTTATTTTTCTTATAAATTAACGCACCACCTTGAATATCAAAACAATCAATACTATTGGTCTTCATAACAGATACTAAATTTTCAGTCAATCCCTTCTTTTTATTGTTTCTCTCTTTAATCTCCGCTTTCAATTGCGAGATTTCATTATCAATCTTAATCCATTCTCTGATATTATTCACCAACTGTTCTTTAGTTTGCTCTTTCGATAAAGCACCCTCTTTATTTTCCATATTACATAGATCTATATATTTTATATTTAAATATTTATTGTTTAAATATAATCACTGAAAAGACATTATTTCTTTAATTTTCTTGTGCATTTTCTTCTCTTTCTGATATCATTTCTTTTGCTTTTCTTATAAACCTTTTTATAAGGTTGTTTATGTTTACGTTTTATATAACCACCTGTTTTTGACAAATCCAATTTCATGAAATAAAAGGTATTCTCAGAATTAGAGGCAGGTTCTGTATCCATAACTTTGAAACCGTATTTATCACGGTAATACTTCATAATCGATCCTTTACAATTGAGATCTATATATTTTACATCATTGACTTTAGACATCGTGATTAGAGACTTTATTAAATTCTCTCCAACACGTTGTTTGGCATATCTTGAAGGCGAACAAATGCCATTTAGATGGATACCAATTTCACCCTCTTTTTCACTGAACGCGAAACATAATACACCTGCGACTTTATCGTCTATATCAGCATATAATATTATATCAGACTGTATTAACGATACTAAATGTTTTTTCGAAATAGAGTTTTCATCACGGCAAAATGAAGTATCACTGTTGACAGATTCATATATTTCTTGAACGGATTTATCACCTTGACTTAATGTGATATCCAAATCAATATTCATATTCTGTAATACTTGTTTATAATGATCTAAATAATCAATAAACGTATAATAAATTTGAACGTCTACCATATATTCTATGGTTATTTTTTCATATTATAATTTTCACTTTTGGCACCGACATCTTCACATTTGGCACCAGACTTTTTTGTCTTTTTTGGTTGCTTGAATGCCTCTTTCGCCATTTGTTTTGCCAATTGTTTCGCCGCTTTTAATTCTTGTTTTTCAATCTGTTTTTGTTTCTGGACTTCCATTTTCTGATAAAGTTTAATCATTTGCTTTTTATGTTTGCAGCAATACATATGTTGATCTCCATAATTGGTAGGTTCTAATGGATGCGATGAGTTATATACTTGGATCATAGATGCGCCTATCATTCCACAAATGGAAAACTTACTATTGGCACCAATATCAGGCGATGTAGGGTCATGTAATTTATTGACACATTTATATTCGCATTTAGAAGTATAGGATCCAGATTCATCTTTATATGCATTGATGCCAGCAACCTTTTTACATCCCATATTTTTATAATAAGGTAACAAGACAGACTGCTTATTACGACAATAGGGGCACCTAATTTCATTATCTTTTAGCATATCAATAGAGGATTCCATTTTATTATAATACGATTTATGATTTACGAGATCATGGTATAATGGTACATAATTGAATGTATGCCCACATAACATAGTGATAGATTTATCTGTTAAAGGTTGGTTTGTAATTAAGCATACAGCATTGGCAGATTCACTAGCATTCGTGGCATATAATTCATTATAAAAATCGATGTCTTCTTCAATAACATAATGTGTCATATAGGTAAATTATGTTATATCTTTATATTTTTTATATTCTATTCATATAATAATGTCACCACCAGAAGTTTGGGGTCCAGCAATATGGACATTGTTTCATACATTAATTGAAAAAATGAATCCTGAACATTATCAAGCGGTCATTCCGTCTATGTATATGATGATTGTCCAGATTTGTAAATATTTACCTTGTCCAGACTGTTCGAAGGACGCTTCTCAGTTTTTAGCGAAGATACGGTTAAGTGATTATAAAACCAAAACGGATTTCAAAAACATGTTATATTTATTCCATAATTACGTAAATGCCAAAAAGAGAAAACCGTTGTATAATTATGTGCATATGGATAAGTATGCAACCATGGATTTACCGAATGTTATAAATCAATTTATTGCCAAGTATAACACCAAGGGAAATATGAAACTATTGGCAGAATCGTTTCAACGCGGATTTGTAATCAAACAATTCATTGCTTGGATACATAAATATAAATATGCATTTATTCCACCTAAAATCGATAAGGAACCTACCATTGATAATGTTATAGAACCAACCATTGATAAGGAACCTACCATTGATAAGGAACAAACCATTACTATTGATAAAGATACTAATCAAGAAATCACTTTATAATTCGCTAACCAATGTGCCGTCTTGATATAAACTACATTTAAAGGTTTGAGTGCTGGGTTGAGAACACATTTCTTTATCACTGGATATTTCGTTGAAAAATAAGTATTTACCGGATCCACCAGTATACATTAATGTAACAATTGCTGCAGCAGAAGCAACTCCTAATAAGACATTCAAAAACAAATCGCCCATTTGCAGAATACACTTTTTATACATTTTGACAAAGATGTCCAAGAAAAAATAGGTGATTAAAGAAACAAATACCCAATAATTGACGGAATTATTGCTGAACATAGGAATGGATAAGTAAGATATGGTGAAAGCAAAAACAAAGGCGCTAAATGTCGGATTACCATATTTACTATATTGAACAGAAGTACAGATGGTTTTATCATTTATGATAGGACTGGCACCGGCATTCATGTAAATATAACTTCGGACCACACAACATCCAATCAAAAATCCTAAATAAATGAGTCCTTTAAAATTTTGAAATATGAAGGACATACTTGTTACACTCATGGCAAGTATTATGGGAGAGAAAAAGGAGACGAATACTAATAAATTCATGGGTTGAAACAATTGTAAAGGTGAATCTGATAAACCACCCACTTTCATTGGTTGACTACTCATATAATAAGAATACATATTTAATTTATCATAAATCCCAATAAAAGGAAGAGGATAGATCTTCATTATAATAAGGAATAGGATTTAAATAGATGTCACCATATATATGTAAAATGGGAGTCCCAAGTTATTTTACATATTTAATCAAAAATCATAGCAATATCATCAAAAAAGTATCTGCATCCTTTCATGTCCATAACTTATATTTGGATTGTAATTCGCTTATTTATGATGCCGTGTATAAGATGGATAAGTCCGTTAAAACCGAACATATGACCAACGAAATTATTGTCAAGGTCATTGCCGGAATCAAAGACCATATTCAATTATTGAAACCAACCAATACAGTCTTTATTGCCTTTGATGGAGTTGCTCCTGTCGCCAAATTAGAACAACAACGATCCAGACGATTCAAGTCGCTATACCAAACATCGGTATCAAGATCCATTACGCGCTCGGTAGAACCTGATCCATGGAATACAACCGTCATCACTCCTGGAACACCCTTTATGAAAACACTTGACATACAAGTAAAAAACGCGTTTATTGACCCAACCAAATATGGTTTAAAGACGATTCGATTTTCAGGGAGCAATGATTGTGGGGAAGGAGAGCATAAGATTTTCGATTATATCCGAGAGAATGCATTGGAACATCAATCCAATAATACCGTCATATATGGGTTGGATGCGGATTTGATTATGTTATCCATCAATCATTTACCGGTTGCACCCAATCTCTATTTATTCAGAGAGACGCCGCATTTTATTCAGTCCATTCATTCCGAGTTTGAACCCAATGAGCATTATATGCTGGATATTCCAGAATTGGCAAGAACAATTACACTCACCATGAATAATGAGGAAGAATTATCGAGAGAACAACAAAATCTACGCATCTATGATTATATTCTCTTATGTTTTTTCCTGGGTAACGATTTCATGCCGCATTTCCCTGCCATCAATATCCGAACAGGAGGAATGGATAAAATGATACAGGCATACCAAGCGACCATCGGAGGCACGAATGAATATTTAACAGACGGCACCAAACTGAACTGGAAAAGTATTCGTAAATTGGTCCAGTTTTTGGCGACGAATGAGCATGAATTTTTGAAACAGGAACATAAATTGAGGGATCGAAAAGAGCGGAATCGATTACCTCGAAAAACCCAAGAAGAGCAATTGACTGCCTTTACGAATACGCCCACTTATGAACGCGAAGTCGAGAAATATATCAATCCGTATAAAGATCATTGGCAAACTCGATATTATAAGGCATTGTTCCAAGTAACCATCGACGACGAACGCAGACGTCAAATATGTGTCAATTATTTGGAGGGATTAGAATGGACCATGAAATATTATACATCAGGATGTCCTGACTGGAGATGGTGTTATCAATATAATTATCCTCCGTTATTGGCAGATCTGATCCAATATATTCCTTATTTTGACACCGAATTGGTCCCAAACAAACCGAAACATCCAGTATCCACATTAGTCCAATTATGTTATGTGTTACCAAGACAAAGTCTCCAATTTTTGCCAGAGGGATTATATAAGGCATTGATTCGAGAGAAGTTGAAATGGTATAGCGTGGAATGTGAGTTTGATTGGGCATATTGTAAATATTTTTGGGAAGCACATCCCAATTTACCTCATATCGATGTCAATGAATTGGAAGTGTTTGTGCAAACACATGGCGAATAAAAAAATATCACAATATTATCAATAAATATGTTTAGTTTAGTGCCAACCACCTCTGCACCAAATGCAATAACAAGATCGTTCTGAAATATTATCGTCATCATTATATTCTAAATATTCTTCTTCATTACATGAATTTGCATCATCTATATCTATATTATCAGATAAGTGTTGTTCAATAGTGAATAATTTATCTGCATATCCTTTTTGTCGAATGGTATTCTTTTTCATATTTCTGGCATTTCTTTTTTTAAATGGCGTCCATTTACCTTTGCGCATAGAAGGAATAGTTTTATACTCATTTTGCTCATATAATCCATAATATTCTTCATAATCAATCATAGATTGTATTCTATTTATTTCTTCTTCCAATACTTTTTCTTGTTCTTTTTTATCATAATCTTTTTCGTATTCATTTTCTTTGAATAAAAGATATTTACAACTATCTTCTAATTCAAATATATAATCCAAGGAAATACCATTTTTCAATTTATCTTTATAAGTTGAACCTGTATAATGGTAATATGGAACATTATGTTTAATAATAATATGATTGCCGTCGTTAAATTCAGTAGGTTGATACATGGTTATATGAAACACGATTTTAGATGAAAAAGCATTTCAATTTTCTTATAATATAGACTTTAATTATTACTCATCATAAAACAACTGTATTATTTCAATTGTTTTATTTGTTATATTATTTGGATTGGTCCAGTATTGTATATACTCTTCTAACACATGTAATCGTTTGGTCCATTCATTCTTTTTTGATTTTTTAACCACACATATTCCTTTCTTATCAATCCCCCAGCAAGAAGATACAGTCATTCCATCTTGTTCATAATCATCTGGATTAAATCGAATGAAAATGATAGGTCTATGCCCCAAATCTTGAGATAGTTCCATAATCCGTTTATTTTCACAACTACAATCATAATCTATATGTTGATTTTCATCCACTTCTATAATGATAACTTGATACAACAAATCCAATAACAAATCTGGTCTTCGCTTTGAACAACCACCATTAATTATTTTATCTGCAATCCAATTCAAATCAGGAAATGTGGATGTTATGTATTCAACCACTGCAAATTCTTTGGTTTTATAATTACGTGACACTGGTTTATCTGGAAACATATTCATATAACAAAATAAACAATATCCATCATATTTATCTTGAACACGCGTAAAACACCAATCACTTTTACAAGATTTGGATTTAACATCAATCATTCCTTCTTTTTTATGAAGAGAACAATATATTGCTTTTTGACCTTCCACATTATAAGTTGGTATAGTCTTACAACCTTCAAATAGACAAGTTTTGTTTTTAACATTAATCATTCCTTCTGTTTTATGAAGAGAACAATATATTGCTTTTTGACCTTCCACATTATAAGTTGGTTGAGTATTACAACCTTCAAATAGACAAGTTTTGGATTTAACATTAATCATTCCTTCTTTTTTATGAAGAGAACAATATAATGCTTTTTGACCTTCTACATTATAAGTTGGTAAAGTCTTACAACCTTCAAATAGACAAGTTTTGGATATCACATCAACCATTCCTTCTTTTTTATGAAGAGAACAATATAATGCTTTTTGTCCTTCCACATTATAAGTTGGTCGAGTCTTACAACCTTCAAATAGACAAGTTTTGGATATCACATTTACCATTCCTTCTTTTTTATGAAGAGAACAATATAATGCTTTTTGTCCTTCTACATTATAAGTTGGTTGAGTCTTACAACCTTCAAATAGACAAGTTTTGTTATTAACATTTACCATTCCTTCTTTTTTATGAAGAGAACAATATATTGCTTTTTGACCTTCCACATTATAATGCGGTTGAGTCTTACAACCTTCAAATAGACAAGTTTTGTTTTTAACATTCACCATTCCTTCTTTTTTATGAAGAGAACAATATATTGCTTTTTGACCTTCCACATTATAAGTTGGTCGAGTCTTACAACCTTCAAATAGACAAGTTTTGTTTATAACATCAACCATTCCTTCTTTTTTATGAAGAGAACAATATAATGCTTTATGACCTTCCATATTATAAGTTGGTCGAGTCTTACAACCTTCAAATAGACACATTTTCTTTCAATACAACTAATAAGTTATATTTAAATCAATTTTTCTTTAACAGTCGTCTTTATATTCTTTTACGAAAATATAATATATTCTTAACCCTACTTAAAGACCTATTTCTTTAAATTCCATTTCGGAAATATAATATATTCTTAACCCTACTTAAAGACCGTTCCCTTTAAATTCGAATTCGAAAATATAATATATTATTAACCCTACTTAAAGACCTCCGTTTTATAAGAGTCGCCTACATAATGTAGAGACATGTTTGAAATTTCGGTCTCTCTACATGGCGTAGACAAATTCACAAAAATGCCTTGGGAAAGTTTTTTAAATTTTTCAAAATGGACAAAAATAAATGTCCAAAAATGACCCAACGAAAAACTCCTTACTGACGAAAAAAAAAGGTGACGAAAAAAAAAAGTATGGTCACATTTGAAACGACAAAAAAAAAGTTTGTGACGATAATTTTTTCAAAAAAAAACTTAAAGGGATTTTTTTATTTCCAAATATTAAGGATAATGGAAATAAAAAATCCCAAAAAATCCCACCCTATTTTCGAATGTGTATTATGTGACTATATAACGTCTAGTAAAAAGGATTATTCCAAACATCTTTCTACTCGCAAACATTCGGATCGTCACAATGGAAATAATTGGAAATCAAGTGGAAATCCCAAAAATCCCCTTACGAGAACCTTTTTTTGCAATTGCATGCGAGACTATAAAACGCTCAGCGGCCTTTGGAAACACAAGAAAAATTGTCAATTTTCTGAAAAAGAGTATGACGATAAAATAAATGACCCAGTAAATCAAATCACACCAGAATTAGTCTTAAGCGTGTTAAAACAAAATACGGATTTAACGTCCCTGTTAGTGGAACAAAACAAGACCATTATGGAATTATCCAAGAGCGGTCCAAACCAGACTATCATGTTACAAAATGTGAATAATAATAATAAAACGTTTAATTTAAATGTCTTTTTAAACGAAACGTGTAAAGATGCCATGAACATCACCGATTTTGTGGATTCTCTCCATCTACAGATCTCGGATCTTGAAAATGTGGGAAAGGTTGGGTTTGTGGAAGGAATTTCCAACATCATCGTCAAGAATTTACAAGCGATGGATGTTCATAAACGACCTGTTCATTGTGCGGATAAAAAGAGAGAAGTCATCTATATTAAAGACGAAGATAAATGGGAGAGAGATACCGATGAGAAGAATAAATTGAGGAAGGTGATTAAACGCGTCGCCATCAAGAACCAAAATCTTCTCTCTAAATTCAAATTGGAACATCCTGGATGCAATTATAGCGAATCAAAATATGCGGACCAGTATAGCAAGTTAGTGATTGAAGCAATGGGTGGAATTGGAGACAACGACATTGAAAAAGAAGATAAAATCATCAAAAATATTGCGAAAGAAGTCGTGATTGATAAGAAGGACTTTCTTTGAAATTAGAGGAATTCCCTTAAATCTTGATTGGCAAAATTAGAGGAATTCCCTTAAATCTTGGATTGGTAAATTAGAGGAATTCCCTTAAATCTTGGATTGCAAAATTAGAGGAATTCCCTTAAAAATAAATAAATAAAATTGAAATACTTTTTTATCTTTTATCTTTCAGCATAACGAATTATAAATATTGTGAATTCAAAATTCAACAATCATGGCACATTATGCAGACAACTTTTGCGATTATTTTGATGTTTTGAGAAATCATATAAGTGAAATTCTCAAAACAGACTTGACCATTGGAAGAATGAATGAAGGATATTTACCATATAATGAAATGGAATTATTTCATGTTATTTATGTCAACAGACCTAAAATAGATGAAGCAATGCTTGAAATAGTTGTGGATTATTATGAGGCAGGCAAACTTCATTGGTTATACAATCCAGATTATGATAGCATTCGTGAATACATGTATGAGTATATTGATATATCTATAAATGAAATGAAATAATTATAAACGCCGATTTTTATATAGTGAAAAATATATAAAAATAATTTATTATATTACCTTAATGAATAACGAAGAACTTATTAATGAAATAAGTATTCTAAAAGCAGAATTAGAAAAAACTAAATTTGAATTAGTTGAAACTAAAGAACATTTGAAAAAATATACTGCTCCATCTAATATGAAAAAATACTACCAAAATCATAAAGAAGAAATAAAAGAAAAAGTCAAGAAATATAAAGAAAATTACACATATACACCAACAGAAGAGCAGAAAAAAAAATGGGCGAGGACAGCATATTTAAATAAAAAGGCAAAATTAGAAAAAGAAAAATTGGAAAAAGAAAATATTTAGGAAATTATATAATTAATTATATAAAAAACTATATAAAAATATTTTCTTTTGTATATTTATAGAATGGTGAAAAAGAAAAAACCAAAGGATGTATTCCAAGAATTTAGGAATAATGAAAAGTCGGCATACAAAACTTTCAAAATTCCACTTAAAACGATTTTACTTAATCGTGAAATGATACAACCTGTTATAAATAATTTAGTATTTGAAATGAATGATTTAGTCATACATACTTATCAATTCATTAGGTTATATATTCTTTATTGTTTTACTAATAATAACCCTTTACCTGAATTAAACGATACATTTATTTCTTATTGTATTAAGACATTAGGAACTCGTGATAATAGAGGTAAGAAATGTAAAGACACCGAACTTTTAGACACATTAGAAGAATTTTACAAAACCGAATACCAACCTTTACTCAATCACGAAAAAACTAATTTAAAGAATACAACCTTTTTATTACCTTATTTAGCAACTCAAATTCACACATCTTTACACAACAATATTCAAGAACATTTTATCCAACATTTTTTACGATTTATCAATAAAACAACTGATAGTATTACAGAAGATAAAGCAGTATTATTTCAATTCAAAAAAAACATTATGGAATTAACTGATACAAATGAATTGTTTAATGAATGGAAAGAAACTCATTTACATAACATATTACCCACTGAAATTAAAAAATCAGTTCATTATGATGTGAAAGTTAGACCATTTGAATATTTGAAAGGAATGTTATATATGAATTCTGTATTAGAAAAAATGGAACATAAATTATTTCAACCATTACCATTACGAAATAATATTATTCCAAAACATATTTGTTTAGATACTGCTTGTATTATTAATTTATTTTGTCCTGAAAAAGACAAAGAAGGAAATAAAATTAAGAAGGGTGAGTTATTAAGTAATGTAAAAGAAAAACAAAATGAAGTATGGAGTAATTTATTAAATTTAAACAATAGAATATTCAAGAATAAACATTATCAATTTCATAACCAAATCCAAACTGATGGTATTAGTTGTTGTTTATTATTTATTCGTAAAGATTTGAAAGATAAAAAATGGGGTTCAAAAGTTCCTTTATTGGAAGAACAAGATTTTTATTACATCAATGATTTATCCAAAGAACAATTAGAAACTTTGAAAGACAGAAATATAGTTGGTTGTGACCCTGGAAAACATTCATTAGTGTATATGATGGATAAAAATGGAAATAAACTTCAATTTACAGCATCACAAAGGAAGGTAGAAAGTTATGGAAAAAGAAACGAGAGGATATTATTACAAGAAAAGAAACGAAACAATATAATAGAAAAAGAAACTCGTTTATCAATACAAAATAGCAAATTAATTAATTATGAAAAATTTAAATTATATCTTATTGAGAAGGATAAGTTAAATAAAGAAACAAATGATTTTTACAGAAAAGAAGTATGGAGAAAAATGAAATTTCGTAAATATAGTTATGGTAAGAAAAGTATTGATACATTTTTGAATAAAATAAAAGAAACATTTGGAGAAAACATTATTATTGGTTATGGAAATTGGAGTAGAGATACACAAATGAAACATATGATGCCTACGATGAATAAAGGATTAAGGAAACTAATACATAAGAAATATGATACAATTACGATAAATGAATTTTATACATCTCAAAAATGTTGTGAATGTTATAATGAATTGAAACATCAAAAAGATAAAAAAGGAAAAGAAATATACAGATTATTCTGTTGTTCTAACTGCGTGAGTTCCAAAAACAAAAATGGCGTATGTAGAACAAGGGATAAGAACTCTGCTATTTCTATAATGAAACTTGCTAAGGAATGGTTAAATACACAAACAAGACCAGAAGAGTTTCAGTTAAAGCACACGCCTTCTCCTTGTATTACTTCGGTAAAAGCAAGAAACGAAATTAGGCAATCGTAAGGTGAAATTCCTTACTATTGATTTTACATTTTTTTATTTTATAAAAAACTGATTTAGAAATAAATCGGCGTTTGAAATGTAAAAAGGTGTAAAAATAAAACAAAAAGGTATTTAAGCACATTTTTAAAGGTTAAATTTATTATGGTTTTCTCTCTATAAAATAATATATATTAATATTATAAAATGAATACAAACGGCGATCCCTGTAATTCAAAAGTACACGAAGAAACAAACTCCAGAATATATGACAGAAATATTCCTTCACAAATGTTGCAACCTTATTTAGATGTGCGCCCTGTTATGACAAAATACTCTTATTTTCCCATTGTTGACCCAAGAAAAGAATTATCCGTTCCTTTAGCCCAAATGCCAACTTATAATGTAAATAAAGTATTTAACCCTGGAAATGCTACTGCTCCTTGGTCCGGTTATGCTTCTAATGTTAATGTCGAATCCGAACTTAGAAATCAAGTTTATGCGCTACAAAAATGCAGCCAATCCGTATATGTTCCCAATTCAACAAGCGACTTATATAATTATAAATTCCAATCTGTTAGACAGCCAAATCCTCACGAATTATTGTTTGAAAATCAAGGCTTCTCTCAATTTAATCCAAATCCAGATCAGCGAACTGTTGGTGCAGGAATATTTTTAAATAATACTCGCGTTCAAGTGAGAGATTTAACAAAACAAAAGTGTTAAATAAAAAAATATTTCAATAATATATAATGAAATATACAAAAAATAATAAAAAAAAATATAATAAAACAAAAAAAAATAAAACGAAAAAAATGAAAGGTTCTGGTATTAAAGATGTCATGTGTAATTTAGGAGAAAAATGCAAAAACATTGTTTCTCCAATTGCAACATCTGCATATAACGTTGTAGAACCAATTGCAAAAAATAAACTACCTGATGTAGCATATAAATACACATTTGGAGAAAAACGTAAAGAAATTGTTCCTCAACTTACATCAATTGCAAAAGGTGTAAAAGAAGGTTATGGTATTGGAGGAATTGGTGGATGGACAGATTTTGCTTGGGATAATGGAGGAAAGGAATATTTAATAACAATTCCATTATCATCTATTATATTATGGCATCCAGTTAGAGGTCATGGTGAAAGAGAACAAGCAGGAAAAAAAACTACAAGTCGTGCAAATAATACATATAATGCACTAATAAATTCATTAGTTACTTATTCTAGAATGAAACCATTAACTTATAGTCAATTAAATACAATTCCAGAAATGGCATCAGATGATATTATTAAAATTTGTCCTATAAATATTAATACAAACGAAGAAAAAATTAATGAAATTAAAAATTTATCTCAAGAAATAATAAATTTAAATGAAATTATGGAAAATCCAAGCATATCAGATTTTGTTAAAAGAAAAACTAATCGTGAATTTAATAGATATTTAACCAACTTGCAAAATTTATTGTATACTAGTTATGATCAATATTTCTTAGTATTAAGTGGTCAAGGCAGATTACAAGCAATAATTGAAGCAGTTAAAAAGGCGCAAATACCACCTGATAAGTTTTTTATTAAACTAAATTATAAAAATATTTATTTAGATATTTGTAATGTTTTATTAAAAATACACAATTCTTGGGTAAAAGACGGTGATTTTAATGATATGGAAGGAAGACACGAAGTGTATTTTAATGGAGAATATATACCAATGTCTGAACTACCTCTAGCATTTTCATGTGAGCGTGATAGATCAAAAAACACAACGCTTTGTTATGCAAAATATATTACAGAAAATGTTAGATCAAAAAATATGGGTTGTTCTGATGTTTATAATTATAAAAAACCATGGGCAAGAACTTTTACAACTTAAAAATATAATAATATTAATTTTATTATATTTTTATTTATTTTACTATTATATAAATGAGCGGAATTTGTGACAATATTAACTTGAACGATTCAATGCGCGATTATTTAAAAAGAAAATTCGGTATTTGTAGAAATGCAAAATTAGACAGATTTAACCAAACCTTATACTATAATGGTAATCCAATCAAAGTAAATTGTAAGGATATTCCTGGTGTATGCACTTTTGTTACACCCTATGGCGAAACACACGTTATACAAGGAGGTAAAAAGTCAAAACGTAGACGCAGTAATAAACGTGCAACTAAAAAAAGAAGAACTCGCAAAAGAAAATAAAAAATTAAAAACAATTTAAATATAAATACTATAATTTATAATGGAATTTGATATACATGCACTAAAAGAAACTCTTAATAATAGAGAAGACTATTATCAATTTTTAATAGATAAAAAAATATTAACTGTAAATGAAAATGAATTAATAATAGTATTAGTTAAGCCTTTTAATAAACTAAATAAGATTGGATTAGAAGTTAGTTTTAATTTAAAATATGATAAAGAACATATTTCAATAAATTTATTTTATATGTCTTTAAATGAATTAGGTAAAAAAAATATAATAACTTATAATGATGATGATGAAATTGAAATTATTAGTGAAGACAGAATAAAAGTAGTGGATAATAAAGTATATATTGATAACAAAATTATGCCAGAGGATGACTTTGGGTTTGATTATGTAATAGATTCGTATGAGTCTTTTACTGATGAAACCTTTTTTAATTTAAAAGATTTTAATTATTTTTTAGAACAATATCCATTTAAGTTAGAAGGAACCAATCAAAAACAAAATTTAATATATTGGCTTGAACCGCCTGTTGAAAATAATTTTAACAATATGTTATTGGTATTTAAATGGTTAAAGCCTTTCTTACTTAGTGAAGTTTAAATTTATATTATTTTTTAATAATATAAAATATAATGTCTCAAGCATACGTTAACCAATTAACAATAAATTGTCTTGTAAATAAGGATATGATTAATAAGCACGTAAATCAAAAACAATTAAAGAAAGAACAGAGAGAAGAAATTAAGTTTTATAGAAAAAGAACATATAACTTATTTAAGGAATTAATTAATGGTTCTCCACCAGATAATTTGTTACCTGATGTAAAATACGCATACGACAATTTTGTAAATGCGACAGTGCATTACTTTAAAACTATTGATAATAATGATATAATACAAGCCGAATATGCTGATTTAGATAAATTTAATGAATCAATTACATATGACTTATCAAGTAATCAAACAAACGCAATTGATGCGGATAAATTATTAATGCGTTCAATTAAAATGGATTTGCCGCCAACTTTAGACAAATATGTAACAAAAACAGTTATTCAAAAAAAGGAAGCAAAAATAATATTACCAAAGCAAAAGGAAATCAATTTATTAGATCCAAAATTGCAAACCAAAGGTCTTAAATAGAGAAAATAGAGAGAAATAATTCTTTTTAAAAAAGAAAAATATCAACATTATTATATGACAAGAACATATAGAAAAAAAAATAAAACAAGGAAAAGAGGTGGAAAAAAATACTTCTCATCTGTCAGAAATATATTTGGGGGCAGAATACCAAAATCAAAAAAAACAATTAAGTTACAAAAGGTAAATTGCAGCCCAAAAGAAAAAGGCAAGATAAATGAATTTTCCTGTTATACAAATGAATCACTTATAAAGTTAAAAGAACTATGGAATGCAAGACATCCTGACGTCAAAATCACATCTAATTCACCCAAGGAAATCCATAAATTTATCAGTGAGAAGTTAAGCGGTGTTTGTAATAAGGAATCGTGCTGGTTAAAACAAAAGGCTGATTTTGGTAAGGTTGACAGCGATATTGCTGACTC